GCCGCGTCGCCTCTGCAGGCCCTTGGCAATTGCCGCATTTGCTTCGCCGCCGAAGGCCTCGAAGCGCTTGAGCAGCGGCGAGAGCGACTGGCGGAGATCGCCACGGTCGGCGCCCTTGGCGATCTCCTTACCGGCGTTCCTCCCGACCTTCTGCATCGCGGGGGCGAGCGTCTCGTTCAGCTTTTTGCCGAGGGCTTTCTGGAACCCCGAGAAATCCGGTTGGATCTCGACGTACCCGGTGCCCACCTTCGTTCCGGCAATTGCTGCCATGCGCTCACCCCCTCTCCGTGCTCAGAACTTCGGCGTCTGTGCGAAGAAGGCATCCGCCTTGTCCGGGTCATCGTTGACTTGGCGGCGTTGTTCGCTCCGCTGCGAATCCGCCGCCCCGCCAGTCGATGTCCTGATCCCTGGTCGAGGTATCTCCAGCGGCTTCTTGGGCAACGCCTTCTTGGCTTTCTTGTCAGCGCGGAGGTGGGCTTGCACCCAGCCCCAGAGGTCAACCCGTTCAGCGGTGACCGCCAGCAGCTCCTCGTGCATCGACCATTGCTGCCCGTCCACCCGGTACACAGCCGCCTCGGGAGGCAAGCCGTTGATCAGCGCCCAGAGGCGCCTACACCCAGCACTCTCGGCCTCGTCCCGAAGGTCGAAGCCGTAGAAGCGCTGAAAATCAGCCTCGACCAGCTCCCACTTCTCAGTGAGAATCTCGCCGAGGCCCTCTATTCCCCCGGGCTCATCCCAAGGACGCCCATCGCCTGCTCGGCGAGCTCCACCAGAACCTCGGCGTCGTCATCGAGCGTCAGGCCTTCCGCGTCGATCTTGCGCTCGATGGCCTCGTACTGGTCCGCCCCTACCAAGCCCTCGATGAGGTCGAGGAAAGCGAGGTCGGCCCCGGACCGATCCCGCGTCATCCGCCGGTACTTCATGGCCAATGAGAGCGGGACCTTCTTCGGGAGTTTCACCGTCAGGCCACGAAAGTCGAAGGTGTTCGCCTCGGTGGTCTTTTCGGCCTGGGCCGCCGCCGCCTTTTTGGGGGCGGCGGCTTTCTTCGCTTTAGCTTTCGCCTGGGCCACTGTTAGGAGCCCTCAGCGAAGTTCTCGGCGTTGCTGGTCTTGTACCAGGGGATGTCGAAGCCCGGCGCCTGGAGCGCCTCGAAAGCAGCCGGAAGCTCGATGGGGGCATTCCGGACGTAGCGGTACTCGACCTCGGCGGTCGTCACGGCGCGGGGGAGGATCGTGCGCGAGAACTTGTCTCCGATGTAGCCCTCCGCCACAACCACGTACTCGGCCAAGGCCGCATCAGAGGCCGGCGGCTCGTAGCGAAATACGTCTGGTTCCGTTTCCTCCCAGGTACCTCCGCCATGTACGGCCGACCAGTTCTCGCGGTTGATCTGCTGGAGGCCTGCGTTCACCCCAAAGGAGCGTCCAGTGACCAGTTTCAGCGTCGGCACGGCCGACTGCCAGGATTTGATGTCCTCCGTCTCTACGCCGGAGGTAAATCCGATCCCCTCGTCGTTGATGAGGCCGACCTTGTGGTAGGCCGAGATCAAGGCCTCGGTTGGATCGTCTTTCGGCGGCAGTGCCGTGCCGAAGGGCGCGAGATAGAGGTTCCCGTTCGGGTAAACCACGAACTCAGTGGCGTCCTGTTCTGCCATGAGGGCATACACCTCCTACGCCCATGCAGGGCGGTTGTTTTGCTTGTGGCCGCCCTGCTGAGCGGTTGAGAGACCGCCGGCCCGAAGGCGACGGGAACTGCGGGAAAGTTCGTTAGCGCGGCGGCTTGGGGTCCATCACCAAGCGGATGCCGGCAGCCCGGAGGCCGCGGCGGAAGGGGGCGTAAGGCGGGTTGTGGACACTGCCGAACTCAACCCAATGCCACGCGAAGTCAGAAGCGACGACGCTCTGCGCCTTCACCCTCACGCGCCGTTCGTAGTAGCCGGTGTTGCGGAACGGGCGGGCCGCGGTTCGCACTGCTTTCGCCACGCCTTTGGTGATCGTCCGCATCCCCTTCTCGTGCTGGGGCTGCTCGCGAACCTCCTCCTCAAAAAGGGGGTTCGGCACGTAGCGGACGGGTGCCATCAGCGAGGGTGGGCGAAGACTTCGGCGTCGAGGATGAAGCGCTCGCGAGCGGGCATCAGATCGGCATCGGGCTGACTCGGCATCGACGCGAAGCCGATGTCAGTCACCACGGCGTCCTCAAGGTCGGCATCCGGGAGAGCAATCAGGGCAGCTCGCACCGCGGCCGCCAGGTCGAAGGCTTCCGCGAACCGATTCTCAGACCCCGCATAGCAGTCGATCTGGAGGTAGTAGGAGACCAGCCACTCGACGCGGGAGTTGCCGGTGACGTTCTGGGGGTCGAGCAGGGTGATCCGTACCCATGGCTCCTCGAAGTCGCCCTCGCTGGGCGACTTGTGGCTGACCCGTCCGCCGACCATGGACTCCACGTCCGGGTGCTCGCGCAAGTAGTCGCCCACGATCGCCACGGCGTCGAGGATCTGGACGGCGTCGCTCATGCCGTCCTCCGCACAGTGGCCTCGATGTGCCAGAGCGAACGGCTGCCTTCTTCCGCCCGCCAAGGATCCCCTACGGCCTCGTACTTGCTGCCTTTCGCCACCACCGCATCGCCTTTCTCGAAGACGTCCTCGATCGGCAGCGAGAGGTCCCAGAGCGTGTCGGATATCTCGCCGCCCTCTTCGTGCTCCTTGCGCTGGCGCTGCTGGAGGGCACAGAACGTCTCGACCTCAACGCTCTCGAAGATGGCGTCGCCGTGGCGGTCGGTGCCGGTCTTCTCCCGGCGGAGGATCGTGCAAGGCGTTTCCATCATCTGATTGGCGCCCACACTTCCTCCTCTCGCCCCTCTTGGATCAGGGCGCGCATCAACTCGGGGTCTCGCCTGGCCTGCCGGTAGCGCCGGTACAAATCCCGGCCCTCCTCCGAACCCCATACACGCGTCAGCCGGGGTTGCGGTGGGTGGAAGAGGTGGAGTAGATCGGCGTCGCCGCGCCAGCCCGGGCCGTGCAAGCAGGCGAGTGCCAAGGACCAGCTGGTGTCCTCTTGCCCCCAGGACCGATAGCGAGGGTCGAGAGGAGCATCAAGCAAGACATCGCGCCTGCCAACTACCACCCCGCCACCCCACACGCCGTCGTAGGGGCGCTGAGTAAGGGGAAGATGGCCCCAGGGTTCGTCGGCCAGAAGCGCCGCCGTCGCCTGCTCGCCCAACCGATGCACCTTGCGATGGGGCATCGCCCAAGCTGAACCGCCGACCACAGTCTCGACCGCTCGCTCGAGACCATCGCACCAGACATCAGCATCGGCGACCGCGACAACGTCGACGTCAAGCTCGGCGAGAACAGGGGTGACCGCCGCAGCCTTGCTCCAGGGGTCCTTGTCTAGCCGAGCCTCGACTACCTGCCAGCCAGGGTGGTGCTCGGCGTAGCGGGCTCGGACCCACTTCCATGCTCGCTCTCGATATGGACAGTCCCCGTAGAGAGGAACGACTACTGCGACGGACAAGGAGCGGGATCGCAGATCAAGGAATCGTCCACTGAAGGGTCGTTGACCCAGAACCACCGGCGAAAGACTTCTGCGATGCCGTCCTCGCCCTTCTCGTCAAGGATGCGTCCGTAGTCGCGCCAATGCTGGCCAACGTGCTCGGGGAGGTCGGTGGCGGCGTAGGCGGCGGCCCCGTTCCGCACCTTGCTCACGAACTGCTCGACAGAGCGGTATGGGAAGTGGCGAACGACAAGCTGGCCCTCGACCGTCTCCCCGTAGTCGGCGCCGTGGTTGCCCTGGTGGATGGTCACTGCCGGCCGGGGACGGCAGGCGACCTTGAGGAGCGGGCACGGCTGGCACCGGCGCCACTGGATGCGACTCACCGGGCTCCCCGTTGGGTCCGCGCCGGTAGCTACGTGGTCGAAGATCTCGGCCGAGGCAACGGCGGCGCCGTCGAGGTCCACCAGCACATCCCCGATGCGTCCGAACGGGGAGTACCAGACCTCGTCCGCATCGAAGGGCACCACCCAGTCAGCCCCAGCCTCGGCTGCCCGCGCCGCCAGTCGAGACATCTTCTGGGATTGGCGGTAGGCGACCTCAGGGTCATCGAGCAGCGTGATCGGCAGTTCAGCAAGCAACTCTCGGGTGCCATCGGTCGACCCGTTGTCGGCGACGATCACCCCATCAACCTGGGTCAGCATTTGGCCAACCGACTCGCCGATGACGTCGACCTCGTCCTTGACCATGGCAATCGCGATCGTCGGCATCAGTAGCCGGTCCCGGTTCGGGTCTCCCCGATGTGCCAGCAACGGGGTGGCTCGGGAGCGGGGCCGATGAATGCGAACGACCTTCCCTCACTAAGCAGTTCGTGGGTCAGGATGCCCTCGGAGCGGGGCACTTGCGGCCACCCCCGCTCGCAGAGGCTCGCCCGATACAGACTCGGGTTCGTCGTGAAGAACTTGCGGTGCTCCGTGAAGTAGCCCGTTGAGCACGTGGCCGTCCGAAAGCTCCGAGGGTCGAGCGCCACAATCCCCCCGGCCGCCTTCTCAGCCTCGTTCCATGCCTGGCGCCTGAGCGCTACTTGGGCGATCTCCGGGAACTGCTCGACCACGGCTTGCATCTTCGGGAGGTCCACGGGGCAGGTAAAGACGAAGTCCGACTCAAGGTGGAAGACCCACTCGCAGCCCGTCTCAAGCACTCCCTCCCACCCGGCCTGCACGGCTCCAGCGAAGCCGAGCTCGTGGTCCGGGTCGCTCACCATCACGCAGGCGTCCATTGGCGGCAGGTTGTGTGCAGCGGACTCCAGACAGCGCTCCAGGTAGTCCTCGCGACCGTCGTCAATGACGAGCAAGCAGACGCTCACGCCGCAACCTCGTAGAGCTCCGGGTGGTTCGCCTGGCGGATCTCGTGATGCCAGCGCAAGCGCTCGGCGCGACTCGGCTGGCGATTGCGTGACTTCGCCCGGACATGGGCGACATAGACAGCGTCGGGGACCTGCTCCACGGTCGCGCCGGCAGCCGCGCACCGCTGCCAGACACACCAATCCTCGTAGATCGGCCACTCCTTGAACCCGCCCACTCGCTCGAATAGCTCCTTGCGAATCAGGGTGCCGATCACCAGGAAGTTGCCATCCCGCAGATCTTGAGCCGGCCAGAGCTTCGGTGCGGTGGGGCGGCCGTGGCGTACATAGGAGACAGCGGGCCCCCGCAGATCGGCGGTAGCTCGCTCCATCGCCTCGAAGTAGCCAGGCTCCAGCTCGTCGTCGGCGTCGAGGAAGCAGAGCCACTCCGTTTTGGCCAGGGCGGCCCCCTCGTTCCGTGCTTGCGCAAGTGAGGCGGCGTGACGGTGGATAACCGGAGCCTGGGCTTCGCCCGATGGCACGGCACGCTCGTGGGCCAGGCGCACCCACTCCGCGCCGCCGAAGGTGCCGACGATCACGGTGACGTCCACAGTGACCTCCGCTTCGCATAGATGGGGCGGCCCTTGCACATCCGCCGGCGCTGGGCGCTGTACAGGGCATCAGTCGGTGCCTTCCCGGCCATCGGGTGCAGGTGCTCAACGATCGCGTCGCCGGCATGTGCGTAGGCACCTCGGAACTTCGCCGTCTCCACGAACTCGTCATCCACGAACTCGTGCGGGTAGCCCTCGTGCAGCAGCTTGCCGGGCTCATCGATCGTTCCCAGTGCCGCGTACTCGCGGGTGACGAGCGAGTGAGTCGAATGCTCCCCGGCGATGACCCTGGGGTTGCACAGATCGTTGGTGCCGACTACGCCGATGCCGTCTGCAAGCCTGGCCAACGCCGCCTCAAGCCAGCCCGACCTGAAGTCAAGGTCGTCCGCGCCGAGGAACAGCAGTGGCTCGCTCGTGAGGTCGACGCCCCGATTGATCTTCTCGGCGTAGTTGCCGCCGCCCTGGTCAAGGCCGACCTGGACGAAATCCCGAGCCTGCTCTCGCTCGACCGCCACGATCTCTCGCCTGTCACCGGGATCCGCAAGGAAGAGAACGCGGGCGCCTAGACTGGCTCGTTCGATCGAGTCAAGAAGCGGTGCGACGCGGTGCGGACGGCGCAGGACGGGCACCAAGATGACGAGGGCGACGCTCAAGACGTGATGCCCTTGGGGTCAGTCGTTTCGGTCGCGGGCCGGCCGTCATCGACAACCGGCTCGGGCTCCGATTGCTGCAGGTGGTTGAAGGTGACTTTGCCGTCGCGACTCTCGACGTCGACCCGTCGTTCGGCGCGTGCCTGCCACCAGTCGGCGATGAAGTTCATGAGCCAACCCGCGCTTCCGACACGAGCGGCGATTCCATTTCCCCGGTCCCGGCGAGCTTCCCGTAGACAGCCTTTCGCGCCAGCCGTTCCTCGGCCGAAGAAAGCATCAGCTCGCTGTTGGCGGAGCTGTTGAAGCGCTCGGTGTGCGAGTAAGCACCAAGCGCCTCCGATTGAGAGGCAAGCCCCTGGGGGTTCGCCATCGCCTTGAGCACCCGTTCCACAACGAGGAACCGCAGAACAGGTGGCACCGAGCCTTTCAGCGCCACGATCTCGGCCTCGTCCCGTTCGACAGCCTCCTCGACCAGGCCCTGGGCAGCCTCCAGCAAGAATTCGGCAGAGACTTCTTCAGACTCGCTCAGCGGTCCCCCGCGGCGGGCTTCTACGTCTTCAACAGTTGCGAATGCCAAGAGACCCCCCCTCGGAAGCAGGGACGGGCCACCCGGGATTCCCCCGAATGGCCCGTCATGTGCTTTAGGAACCCTGCGACTCCAGGACGGCGAACGGGTAGCGGTCCGCCTCCACCTGATTGCGGCGGTTGATCGGATTCGCGACGCAGAATCCGAGACGCATCACGACCCGCAGGACCGAGGAGTCCTCCTGCATGAGGTTCAGGATTACTTTCCCGTCCTCATCGGAGATGACGCCCTCCTCGAACACGCGGAACGTGATGTCCTGGCGGATGCCGATGATGCCTTTGCGCCAGTCGCCCGCGATGATCTCGGCGCCCCGGTCCTCCCAGGCGCCGTTCCCGTCCGGGTAGACGACCGACTCGTCATAGAGGGTCGCCGGCGTGCCGGCCTGCAGCGAGGGCTGGAACAGAAGTGCCCCATTTTTGTCGCGGAGACCGCGCAGGGCGGATTTCATCCGCGTCCGCGCCGCGAACCCGTTGACCGCGAACCCATCTTCCTCAACGAGGTTCATGACGCCGTCCTCGTCGCCGATGTCTGCGGCGAGGTCGCCGATGTCGCCTCGGGTCACGACATTGCCAGCTTTCACCGCACCGGTGATGAGGGCGTCCGGGAACGAGGGCGGAGAGTCGACGTCGAACAACGTCGCTTCGTCGATCTTCGCCCCCAGCGCCTCGATGATGCTCGGTTTGAGCTCGCCCCAGATGTCGAACTCGGCGTCGTCACGGACGGCGTCGGGAATCGGCACCAGGACCGCGAGCTCCTCGGCCTCCAGGAACTGGTTTTTCCATTCCGCCTTGGTGGTCTGCTTGAGACCACGGTCGCCGTTCACCCAGAAGGCGTTAGGCAGTGCCGAGAGCACGGGCTGGCGCTCTTTTTTGGTCGACATCTGAACGCTTTTCATCAGCGTCAGGGCAGCCGACTCGCTCGGGAGATTCGAGATGATCTCTTTGCGGATTTTTTCGGGGATGAGCGCATCCGCATCGGTGCGCTCGATCAGGTCGTCTACCGCGTTGAGCGGGACCCCGGACGCACGAAGCGCGTCCAGTTCGGCCGGCCAGTCGGCTTCAAGCGTGGTCTTGAGATCCGCCAGCCCGTCCGGGAGGCGGAAAGTGTCGTTGGACTGCATAGGTGTTCCTCCTGCCCGCAGGGGGGCTGGTTGAGGTCAGTTATGGAGCTGCCCTGCGGCAGCGGAGGGGTGCGCTATGCAGCGCCGTACTGCGAGGTGCCGTCGCTATCTCTTGCGACGGAGAAGCTGGTTCATGTCATCGGGCCCATCGCCGGCGTCGCCATCGCCGGCACCACCATCGACGCCGCCGTTCGCGGTCTTGGGAGCCGGCGCCTTACCATCCTCGGCGAGGCGCGGTTTTTCTTCCAAGATCTCCCTAAGGGCATCCGCCACGACGCTGGCTTTTACCTTGCCATCGCCATCGAAAAGGTCGTCCTCGTCAAGATCACCCTTAGTGATCTTGCGCTGAAGGTAGATCTCGGCGTCCTCGGGATCCTCAAAGCGAGTTTCGAGGGCCTTGTCGCCCTCTCCGAGCTTGATCTTCTTGCCCGCCGCACGGATGATGGCGGACTCAAGACGATCCTTGCGGCGCTCTTTTTCGGCCTCGGTCAGAGCCTCGGTTTTGCCTTCTTCCCGGGCTTTCTCAACCGCTTTTTCCTGCTCGGACTTGTCGGCGTCTTCGCGAGTTTTGAGTTTCACCGCGAGTTCATCTCGCTCTTTGCGTGCCTTCTTCTTTTCGCGCTCGTGCTTGCGTGACTCGGCTTTGAAATCAGGGCCTGACTTTCCGCCATCCCCGCCCTCGCCCTCACCAGCGTCGGCACCCTCGCCCGAGCCATCCCCGGAACCAGAGCCCGTACCTGCACCATCCCCCGAGCCACCACCATCTCCGGTCCCGTCACCGCCCCCGTCGCCCGCGCCGTCGGCGCCGGCGCCGGCAATGACTGGCAGCACTCGCGACTCGGCGGGAAAGAGCCAGGCATCGCGGTGGTGCAAGCGAACTTTGAGCGGGCGGTTGAATACGAATGCAGCGATGGCGCGTAGACGCGCGAGGAACTTCATGGCCGTGCGGCCTCCTTGGTTTGAGACGCCGTGCGGCGTCGATTTGAGTGCTGCGCAGGTGAGTGCGCGTAGGCCAATTCGGCCTGAGAAGTGAAGTGCTGATTCGGATCGACCAGGACGGGCCCCAACTCACCATGGTCCTCGAGGGCAACGTTGTCGTTCAGCGGCCCGTAGGCGAAGGCGCGGATCTCGGTCCCATCGGGGAGCTTTACTGCCCCTGGGTGAGGCTCGCGGAGCGCTTCGAGGCCGCACCCGCAGTGGTTGTGGAGGCCCATCACAAATCCGTCCGCGCCCTTTACGTAGGCGCCGTCGACTTCCTTGCAGAAGATGCAAGCCTCTGGATTGGCGACGCGGCGGAACCCGAAGAGGTTGGTGTCGGCCTCCTCAATCGCCATCGCTGCGGCTCGCATTGAGAGCTGCGTATCCATCGCCCCCGTGGAAGTTGCGCGCGCAAGCCCATCCTGCACGGACTGCTCCCAATCGGTCCCAGCGCCCAGCGCTGACCAGACCGTCACGAAGGGGCGTTCATACACCGCCTCCGGCGCCGCCCCATTGCGTACGCCCGCTCCGGTCAGCTCTGGCAGGTCAAGCCCAAGCGGCTGGCGCTCCATCGCTCGGGCCAGGTAGGCATTCGTGAGGGCGACGGACTGCCGTTGGGCGGCCAGCACGACTAGAAGCGCCTTGGAGAGCCACTCGTCCACGTTCTCGCGGTCGTAGCCAGGAAGCGACTGCCATATCCTCGCCAGCGCCTCGATCAGGCTTTCCCGAAGGCGTTTCTCACCCTCGATATGAGCCTCGGTTAGGAGGTCGGTCATGCCGCGACGGGCTCCGGCTCCTCCTCCGCGGCCGGCCTCTTTTTCGCCGCGTCAACAACGAGCTTCGAAAGCGGGTCGTTCAGCATCTGCGCTTCTAGCTTTGAGATTTCCTCAGCGCTGAAGTTCAGGCACTTATCGGCAATGACGGGGATCGGGATTCCGATCGAGGCCCACTTCGTGGCGGCATCCGCAGCCTCGGCCAGTGAGCGCGACTCGTGGTTCATCCAGTGGAGCTCTGCCCGCGGAGAGAGCACCACCTCCTCGTCCGACATCAAGCCGAGCAGACGGAGCACCTCCTCCCCGCCCTCACCCACCGACTTCTTGTAGCTGCTCACCTTCGCGTGCAGCGCGCCCTCGGTGGCCATGATCGCCTCGGCCGAGAGGTTCGACATGCCTTTTTCGAGCGGAAAGTAGTGGCGCGGCGTCTTCGTGATCGAGGAGAACTGGTCCAGCTCTTCCATCACGGACAGGTTCTTGCGGTCGGCCGCTTTATACTCAAAGATCTTGGCCGCCGGATCCTCCAGCTGGGCAAGCCCTGCAGCGTTGGCGTCGAAGGGCGGAATGACGTTGTTGTCGTCGTCCCGGAGGATCTTCTCCCCAATAATCCCGCGCAACGGAAATCCCATCCAGAATGCGACGACCAGGCCCAAGAAGGTCAGCAAGTGGATTCGGTCGATGAGGCCTAGGCAATGTGCGAAGTCGCCGCGGACGGGCGGAAACACTCCTTGCTTCAGGCGACGGTTGATTGGGATCTCCACCACCGGAACGACGCCCCATGGGTTCTGGAGCGGCCATTCGGGGTCGTCTTCGCGCCGTTCCCACCACACGCCGGCAGCGTGAACGCGACCGCTTGACTGGCCCTCGTTGCCGTTCATCGGCTTGATGAACTTCCAGACGAAGTCGGGCGTGTAAAGGTTGACTGCGGTTCGCCCGTCTTCATCGACCCAGCGACGAACAGCGGCTACGCGGTGCCGACGCGATCCCTCTCTGTAGAGGACAGCCACGGTCGCAGAGTTGTCCAGCGAGACCTCCGGCACCGAACTGCCCGGCGGACGCCAGACAATCGCAAAGGATCGGCCGTCGACCAACGTCGCATTCTGGGCGATCTGCCACTCAGCGTCCATCTGGTTGTCCTGCCATAGGCCCCAGACCAATTTGTCGGTCGACCTCTCCTCGGAACTGATGCCTGAAGGCTCAAGGCGATCCTGCGTCGAGTCGACAACCAGGCTCCCCCAGGGGGCGGTGGAGACCGGCATCAAGTTCCGATAGGCGCGCGTGACTTTTGCCTGGACAATGGCGTCAGGGATTGGAGTGTCGCCAACGTAGTAGCTGTCCAAAGTGCGATGCAGTCTTGCGCGCTGATCTAACTCCTCAAGCAGTTTGCTGAGCTGCTTGCGCACGACCAACGGGATCGATGCCAGTTCTTCTTCCACAGTCACCTCTCCGCTGACAGTCGACATTTGAGGCACAGGCCCCTCTCGTGCGCCCCCGGCTCATGCTGGGCAGGGTGCGTCTTTCGACCGCATCCATTCCGGCACGGCAAGTACTCGGAGCGTGGAACCTTCTTGCGCGGCTTCCCGGCCGCAGGTGCGCCCGACCCCTGCCAAGACGCCCGCCCGTAGTCGGGCTCATCAAGCACGCCGGCCGCCAGTGCCTCGTTGCGCGCCAGCCACGACAGCACCGCACACATCACGAGATCGATCTTGCGTTTGCTCTTGTCGCTTTCCTTGCCGATCACCCAGAGGAACTTGTCGGTCTCCTCGTCACGCATCCGGGTGAGACGTTTGACGGCGTTGCCGACATGTTCGACAAACGGCTCGTATCCATCGTGGCTGTAGCCGCGATCCTCGCCTTTGCGGGAGAGAGCCGACAGCCAGCTCGTGTGCCAGGAGCGAAGTGCGTAGGCCATCCGCTTGATCTGGTCGGTCCAGGTTTCGACGACGCGCTCTGCGCCGTGTCGACCGGCCCACTCACCCATCTCGGTTTTCCAGAGCGCCGGGTCGCCGCGCAGCCGCCACACTTTCCAGGTCTCGAACATGAAGTCGACCGTTTCGTTGACCTCGCTCGCCGGCACTTCCCATTCCACGTCGAGCGGAAGATCCTTTGGCCGTTCCCAGTGACCAATGACGATCTGGTGGCCGGTTTCGACATCGGTGACGATGAGGCCCGTCGCATCCCAGAGCTTTGAGCCGTCAAAGCCGCCCGTCACCCATCGACCAGGTGCAATTCCCTCCCCGGGGCTCTCGATTGTTAGGCCCGCCTTGCCCATGGCCAACTTGGCGAATGCTTCTGAGTCGAACGCCATCGACTGCCCGGCCGGACAGCGGTTGCCGAAGAAACGTTCGGCCTGGGCGGGGTCGGTTTCTAGGAGCTCTGACGCCTCGGCCTCGATTGCGTCGAGGTCGACCCACGGGCATCCGAAATAGACCGTCTTGTGGATCTTTTCTCGGTCGCGCTTCTTGCGATAGTCGAGCGACTTTGGCGCTTCAGGGTGGTGGCGGAAGATGTCTTTGCGCTTGGATTCAGCGGTCCGCTGAGCGACCGAGTTCTCGCTGGGATCCCAGCCGTTCGTGGTCTCCTCGGCCCGCCCGCCCATGCCGGCGAGACCGCGGCGCTGGGTCTCGGCGACCTTGACCATGGAGTTGGTTTGGGTCCAAATCCCCGTCTCGTCCTGGGGGACGAAGGTGACCCGCTGGCCAAGGCGCGACAGGGCGCTAGAGGTGACGACGTCGATCCGGCCATCCCCTGGTAGCCGAATGAACTCCTCGCCCGTCTTCGGGATCAACTCCGACAGTGGGCCGTAGTCGATCATCGGCCGCAAGGCGTCGTAGATGTTGTCGGTCTGCTCCTCGGAGAAAGCAGTTATCTGGATCAGTGGCGTCGGCCATTGCATCGCCATCGCCTCTCCTGGCTGATACTCGTAGACCCAGCCACACCCGCAGCCGTGGTCGCGACAGTCCCAGACCTCGCCGCCTTTCGCCCAGCCTCCGAACAGCGCTGGGCCAACCGCCTCCACGCAAACGTGTGCCCCCGTGTAGGGGGCCTTGCCCGCCTTCTGCGGAAGCACGATTTGCCCACGGCGATTGTGGAACGCCGGCGCGAGCTGCCCGACCTTGGCAGTTGGCTTCAGCCGGTAGAAGTTGAGCAGCGACCAGAGCTGCCAGTCGACCAGATCGAAGGGTTCCCCCCGATCGAAGCTGTCCGGCACAACGCAGTGCTGCGGCACCCAGTCGGCCGCAACCCACAGCGTTGGGAAGTCGACGACGAACTCAGGACTTGTCGCCGTCGCCATCAATCACCTTGAAGCGGGATCGGGCTGCCTGCGCCTTCGGCTCAGACCGGCTGGCCTCGGGGTCATCCTCGACCTCTTTGATCTTCCAGAGGTTGCGCGCCAAGCCCGGGAGCGAAAGACCGAGGGCCTCCTGCTGCTGCTTTACCAGAGTCCGCAGCGTGACCTTCGCGTTGGGCGCCTCAGCGGCGACCAGCGAGCGAACGTAAAGCGCGACCTCGATCTCTTGCCCGTTTTGCTCCCATTGCACGGCCTGCGGCCGGCGCCACTCGCCCGTCCATATCTCAAGTTCCCGCGAGAACAGGGCCGACGCTTCCGACTCGATCTGGTCGAGCAGTCGCTGCTTCTTCTCCTCATCCTCGATCTCACTGATCCACGACGGGGTGAGCGCAGGAAAATGCGCCGCCTTCCCGGACAGGGGCCACTCCGGCGCAGGGCCTGCCCGGCCACTCGCGGGAAGGGTGGTCCATTTCGGATCGCTTTTCCGGTCGCGGCGCAGCGCGTCCGGATCTCTAGGTGGGCCTGAATGCGCCCGAGCGCCTCCACTTGCCATGCGGCATACCTCCATGCGGAAGTCCGTGTGGGGGGTCGGGCGAGCCGACGCGGTGTCACAACGGGAAGTTTTGAACTTGACGGACTAGGCGAGCGCAGCCCTCACCGGTCGGCTGTCGCGCGAGCGGTCGGGGGTACCCCCCAGGGGTACGGGTCAGGCCGCGTCCTTGGCCATGACCAGCGCCGAGTGGATCGCGTCGCGCAGCGCTTCAAGCGCCGCCGTCGGCCGCTCCTTGGCTGACACCGGAGGGATGACCTGGTTGGCCTCGATGGCCGTGCCGTTTGCGGCCTTGGCGGCAGCCTTCGCTCGGCGGCTCTCGGGCACGAGGTGGGCCGATGCTGCCGTGTCGCCTACCGAAACCATGAGCTTGAAGCCGAGGTTCTTAGCCTCCCGGATCTCTGCGGCCCAGAGCTTGCGACCGGGGACGATGACGTTCGCCATCAGGCCTCGTCAATCGTGTCGTCAAGGAGCGCCCGGGCAGCCGCCGTGAACGCCTCTCTTACCTTTCCGTCCGTTTGAAACCAGTTGTACGTTGGCTATTGCATCCGAGTCGGCCATGCGGCCTTCCTTTCGTTGGGGCGCTATGCAGCGCCGTTGCGTGCTTCACGTCCCTCACGGGAAGACTTGGCCTTGTCGCAGTCGGAGCAGATGCCCTGAAGGTTGGCGTCAGAGTGATCGTCGCCGGCCACCTTGTGGTCGCACACCGTGCTCAGCGCGTTGCCGCAGATGGAGCAGATCGGGTCGCGCTCGAGGATGCGCTTGCGGATCTTGTCCCAGCCCTTCGGGAGCCTCGATCGCCTAGTGCTTCCTTCCCATGCTTTGACCTGGTGGCCTGGGATGGGGCAGGGCTGGGTGTGTGGGCAGTCGGGCTTGCGGCAAGACTTGGCTGCGCGTGGCACCTACTCGCCGTCCTCGTCCACGCTCTTTCGCGAGCCGTCAATCGCATCGGCTCCGCGGCGCAGCATCGCTGAGGTGATCCAGGCTGGCTGCGAGCTGTGATTCCATCCGCCGCTCTCGTGGATCGATCCGTCCTCGTCGCGTCTGTAGACCGAGTAGACGACGGCGACATGCCGGACCTCAGCGTCCATCTCCTGCTCGATTTCCTCAATGGACTCGAGAGCTGCGAGGAGGGTTTGCTTGGCGTCTGAGAGCGCGTCGCTCACGACGGCCACCCGATAGCCCAGATGATCCCGATGCACCCGACGACGATCACTCCGAGCAGCGAGTTCTCCTTGGCTTCCTGGCTGAGTCTGCAGTGGTCGAGGTAGGACGGGCGGGTGTTCATGCTGTAGCTGCTCCCTTGTTGCCGGAGAGGGCGAAACGACGGAGGGCTGCTCGGAGACGTCGGGCCCGTTGTTTCATGCGAAGTAGTGCCGGGGCTCGGCGTCGATTTCGGCGTGTTCCTGGGAGAGGACGTTCACGCCGCAGCCTCCAGACCTTCAACCATCCCCTTCATCATTCGCCTCTCCTGTAGCTCAGTGGGCTTCGGATCCCATGTGCCTCCGTTGCAGGGTCCGCAGATCGAGAGCCTGTTGCCGGAGTAGAGGCCTGCTCCGCACTCAGAGCAGTGGCGCTTCTTCTTGGCTTGCTGTCCATTGGGGCGGCCGAAGGTGGTTCGGGTGCAGAGTGCGAAGGCCATTGGAGAGCGTCAGCCCTCGGTCTTTTCGTCGGGTGCCCAGCCTGAGCCAGAGCAACGGCGGCAGGTAACGACCGGGGACAGCGAGACCGGGGCGAAGCATCGGCCCTCTCGGATGACGGGCGCGCCTGCGGTGACGCGGAAGGAGCCAGCGGCGGTGTGAACGATCCTGTCGAGCTTCATCGGCTGCGGTCCTTTCATGCGGGCGGGAATCGGAGGTACCATGCGGGGCGAGATGTTCACCCACCTCGCAGTAGCCACCAGGCAGAAGCTCGACCAGGAAGAAGCGTCGGGCAGCGATGAGCTGAACCCGGTCCGTTTGAGATGGCGTCGAGAACTGCTCTTGGACGCCATGCACCGGCGTGAGGCCGGGGAGGATCCGCATCCCGACGACGCCCGAGCGTTTGATGAGGTCGAGGAGACGCCTGCGTTCTACGGCTTCGATGTTGCGCCGGCGCGAGACATGACGGCGGCGGGTCTTGCGCAGGCGATCGGCGAGCAAGGCGGCCTGGGCTCGTCGCCGGTTACCTTGCGGGGTTGAGAAGCGGCCACCTGCTCGCCTGCCGTTGTGGTATTCCGGCTGGGCGAAGCGAGGTGGTCCAGCGGAGAGAGCAGGAGTCGAACCTGCATGGGCGCGAGCCCAGACGCGGTTAGCAACCGGCCTGACGTTGCCTGTGTCGATCTCTCCGGGAAGGTGCTTACGGGCGATCGAAGTCGGGGACTATCGACTCCGGCTTGAAGATCACGCGGTAGTGGGTCGTGCTCACGTCCGCCGACTCCGTCTGCTCCACGAAGTAGGAGACGTTGTCGCTCAGGCCAAGGAAGTGCTTCTTGAACTCGCCGTCTCCGATCTTGCAGGTGACCTCCAACTGGCGGCCTTCGTCCTCGATGGAGCAGAGACCTTCGATGAGCAGGAGGTACTTGTCGGTGATCCCGTTGAAGAACACGACTCGCCGCTCGATTTCGAACTGCTCGGCTGCCTTCGACAGATTGTGGGAGGCCACATCTGCATCCGAATCGCCGCACGCAGCCAGCGCAATCGGGGCGAGGGCAAGAACCAGAAGCAATCCAGCCAGCTTCTTACGCATCGAGGTGTAGTCCTTTCGTCGTGTCTGGAAGATGCGGGCAGGTGGAGGGCGCGCGCTCTCCGTCCTGAAAAGGGGGACGGCTCTACCTGCCCTGGGCCGCGCAACCGTTGGCGCGTGCCGTATGGCGGTGGCGAGAGTCGAACTCGCTTCTACGGCTTATGAGGCCGTCGACTTACCCTTTGTCCTCACCGCGTCGAAGTTGGCCCACTCATGGCCAGAAGCCGATCAACCGAAGGTGGCCACCTTCGGAAGTTCCACGCGAGCGGGAACGCGGAGACGCCGTGCACGGCGTCCGGCTTGACCGCCGGGATCGCCAGGTCTTGCCTGGTTCACTGCCGGTCGGGTGCTCCGCCTAAAATGGCGAAGGTGTGAGACCGAGTGACCCCCGAAGGGTGGTCGACATCGGCCCTGAAGTTGAAGCCGCCGTGCGCGGCGCCCTTCGCCACGGCGGGTGAGGTATGTGGGCGCTATCCCCCGGGGCGCTGGTCGGGATTCGCGCGTGTGGGGACGCCCCTCGCCAGGAGCGCCTTCCGAACCGCATTGCGTCGTCGCGGTTCGGCAGCGGCCTCACGTGATCAGGTGGGCCAGGAGGAAGAGGAGCTCTATCCCCCGGCCGATGGGACGCGGGGTACTTTTGCCCCGGAAGCCGGTTGTCGAAGGCGAGGCGGATGTTGTGGTCCGCGAGCTTGGTTCGACAGGAGAGCTACGCGCATCTTAGACAGACCCGTCGGCGGTATTCAAGGCCGCCCGCTTTTTTGCCCGGTCGACGGCGGCCTCGGCGAGGATGGAGCGCTTGCCGCGACGACGCAGCTCGTAGACCTTCCGCTCCTTCTCCGCGATCTTCTTCCCGTCCACGCTGGCCTGGTGCTCGAACTTCAGAACGTCTTCCAGTTCTTCCCGTTCGCGGCGGCTGAGCCAGTAGATGATCTGCTCGGACTCCATCTCGGTGACCTCGTGGAAGCCGTCGATCGGATTCGGGCCGGCGGGCACCTTGGTCTTGAGGCCCGTGTGGCGGATCGGGTCGGGGTCCTCGTAGATGGCGACCGTCGCCTCCCAGCCCTGCTCGAGGATCTCGACGTCGAGGACGAGCAGCACGTTGTCGGGGCGCTTGCGCGCTGTCTTCGCCTTCTTGGGCTTGTAGCCCTCGGGCCACTTCCCGTAGCGGCGGAAGTGCATCCAGGCGAGTACGTCGGCGTGGGTCTCGGGGCTGTACTCGCTGCGGCGTTTGGCCTTCTCTTCGGCTGCTTTCTCCTCCTCCTCGACCTGCAGCCAGTAGACGCGGTTCTTCTGAGGTTCGGCAGCTCCGGCGGGCCAGCGGATCTTGGTCGAGTACGGAGCCGCGTCGTGGATGGCGGCGACGGTGTCCTTGGGGAACCTCATGCGGCGATCTGCTCCTTTGCGGGTTCGTTGTCAAAGCCGATGTATCGGAGGTAGCCCGCTTCAGAGAGACCTGCGCGCAACTGCTTTTCTCTCAACAGGCAGACGGGGCACCCACAGCAATTCGCGTAGCCGTGGCATCGGGGCGGCTTGACGGCGCGGCCCTTCGCGTCGACCATCGCTTCGAGAGCAAGAACACGGTCGCTCCCGTCGTCGGCCGGCGGATCGAAGTCCGCGGCGCTTGCCCTCACGAGAGCGCCTCCCTCAGCGCCTTCTCCGTGTCATCAAGCCAGCGATTCAGCCCCTTGTTCGTCCCCGTGACGTAGTCCTGCATCTCCTTGTTCAGCCCCACTGCGTAAGCCCTCATTTCCTTGTCGCGCTGACGCTGCCAACGCAGCTGCCGGAACCACAGCGGAGCGCCGATGGCTAGCGAGAGGGCGAGACCGTCGCGGAGCTTCACGCCGCCATCCCCGCCTTGAACTCCGCAACCCCGGTCTCCAGCCACTCGATCTGGTTCTCGGTAGGCCAGTCCTCGATCAGTCGCATCACTGCTTTGAAGGTGTGATCGGGGTATAGGCCTTGGGCTTCTGCTTCTAGCTCTAGGAGGCGTGCTGCTGGGGGGAGGGGCTTGGTGGAGGTCATGCGGCCTCGATTTCCGCGAGTAGGGCACAGCCGGTGCAGGAGACCTCATAGACCGGGAAGGTCTCGCCGGCGTCGCTGGGGACGCGGATATGGCTGTAGGTGTCGCCTGGCCAAAGCGTGGTGTCGCAGCGATCGCACATCGGAGGTCCGGCGGGCCACATCTCCTGCAAGGTGACCGCGAAGACGCCGGTCTGAGTTGGGCAATCCGGGGCGTGCTCGGCCGTGGCCGTATCGCAGCCGGTCGCTCCGCAGTAGATGCACTTGCTGTAGTCGCCGTCGTGTCCGGTGGTGGACATCTGGAGCAGCCGGCGAGCGGCAGCCACCAGGTGCATGGCGAGCTTGGCTCGCAGGCGGTCGCTCATGCTCGCTCGACCTCCCCCGCCTCAAGGCGCGCATTGTGGTCGTCAACGATCTCGACCATGCGCTCGCGGAAGGCTCGGAGTTCATTCCGATCGCGCTTCGACAGCTGCTCGCCATCAGCGGCGCCGTCGAGGATCGCGATCAGGCTTGAGGCAGCTTCGCCAGCGACCCCTTCATGGCCCTCGCCGTCCAGAAGCTCTTCCAGCAAGATCGCGTAGAAGGCGGCCGTGACATCGTGCTTGCCGTCGCCGCGAACCTCGATCATCGTCTGACCGCCGGGAGCCTCGCCCCGCACGTAGTTGGTCAAGACGTTGATCCGCCCGGAGAGCGGAGCGCGTCGAAGCAGAACTGGCGTCTTCCGTGCGCTCACCGCTCCCCCTCAGTTCCTTGGATGGGCTGGGTGGGGGTCACTCGTCGTCTCACGAATGCCTCTGAGCCCGTTCGGCGTAGAGCCGCTGCTCGTCCGCCAGTGCCTCCCGAAAGCGGGTCAGCGTCTCGATGAGCGTGTCGACCTTGTGCAGGTTGTTCGCCCGCTCGGCCGAGGTCTCGAACTCAAGCTCGAACGAGATGGAGCGGTCGCAGTTGGCGATCTGGAGCGTGTAGTCGGGCTCCAGAGACCAGGCACGCTTGCCATCAACCGCCTTTCCTCGGACCTCGCCGTCCTCCCAACAGGTCGTGTCCTCAATCTCCGCGACGATCGCAGCGGTGCTGGAGTGCATCGGAAGATTGAGCAGCGCCCGTGCCCCGCGAGCTGTCTTCACGTACTCGCTCAAAGCTCCACCCTCCGCCTCTTGCCCACCGTCGAAATCGGGAGCGTCACGAGCACTATCCACGCCGCCCCCTTACAGCCGAGACAGGCTTCGCGGCCGCCGCTATAGCTCGACGGGTACCGGTGGCCGGGGTGCTCACGGCAGGCAGCGCAGCGGACGGCGAGGACGAACCCGGCCGGGCTGTCGAACCACTGCGGTTCCTCGCGGGTGGCGTCGCTCACTCTGCTCCCTTGGCAGGTAGACCGGCTTCCAACGCCTCTTCAGCCTCTCGGCGAAGCCTCTTCGCGTCCTCTTTGCCGAGCGAGATCCTTATCTCGTTGCGAGGAGGGTCAGACCGGAAGCGCTCGTTGAGCGCGATGCCCGTCAGCA